TTCATGCAATGAGTCGTGAAGGTGCCGTAGCAGCCCAAGGCCGATGGGCGCAACTCCGCGCCCTGCAAGAGCACTACCGGCATTTCTCGGACCTCTTGCAGGACGTGATGGAAGAACTGGGCTTTGGCGTCACTGACATTCAGGACGACATTGCTCAGTACATGGAGCACGGTGATGACAACATCATGGTGCAGGCGCAGCGGTCACAGGCTAAGACCACGATTGCTGCTGCCTTCTGTGTGTTCTGCATCATCCACAACCCCCGTGTGCGAATCCTTGTGGTGTCGGCTGGTGGCTCCCAAGCGGGAGACATTAGCACCCTGATCGTGCGGATCATCATGTCCATGGACGTGCTGGCCTGCCTGCGACCAGACCGCACCGCTGGCGACCGTAGCAGCACAGAGTCGTTTGAAGTTCACCACAGCCTCAAGGGTGTGGACAAGTCCCCGACTGTCAAGTGCCTCGGCATCACGGCCAACCTTCAGGGCAACCGTGCTGACATTCTGCTGGCTGACGACGTGGAGAGTACCAAGAACGGTATGACCGCGACCCAGCGTGCGCAGTTGCTGCACCTGACGAAGGACTTTACCTCCATCGTGCAGAACGGGCGGATCATCTGGCTGGGTACCCCTCAGACTGGTGAGTCCATCTACAACAGCCTGCCTGCACGGGGCGTCCGCGTCCGCATCTGGCCGGGCCGCTACCCAACTGCGGAGCAGATCGAGCACTACGGCAACAACCTTGCCCCGCTGATCCAGCGCCGCCTCGCCTCTGACCCATCGCTCGCCACTGGTGGCGGGATGCTCGGCGATCAAGGCCAGCCTGTTGACCCCGTGCTTCTCAACGAAGAGAAGTTGCAGGCCAAGGAGCTGGACCAAGGTACGGCGTACTTCCAGTTGCAGCACATGCTGTGTACGAAGCTGCTGGACCAACTGCGGTACCCGCTGAAGCCCGAGCTACTGACCTGCCTGCGCGGGGCTGGTACCATCTTCCCGCTGCGCATCGTGCGCGGTATGGAGAAGTCCCACCTTCAGGACTACCGCTCTTGCGACTACTCGTTCAAGGTCATGTCTCCCCAAGAGACAAGCCGCGAGACTGCGAAGCTGACAAACCTGTGGGCGTGTATCGACCCTGCTGCTGGCGGTGCCAACGCTGACGAGACTGCCTACGCTGTGGGCGGTACGCTCAACGGCAACATCGTCCTGCTCAGTGTCGGCGGTGTCCCGGGTGGCTATGAGCTGCCCAAGATGGAGGCCCTCGCCAAGCTGCTGCTGCGGTTCCCCATTGAGGGTGTGACCGTCGAGAAGAACATGGGCTACGGTGCATTCGCTGCCGTGTTCACGCCGGTGCTGCAACGCATTGCGCTTGAGCAGGGTATGAAGGCCCCGGGCGTGCTGGACGAGTTGGTCACAGGCCAGAAGGAAGCACGTATCATCAACACCCTGTCGCCCGTAATGGGCCGGGGTGCGCTGATCGTGACCCCTGAGTGCATTGCTGAGGACCATGATCGCTGCCAGTCCTACGCCCCCGCTGTTCAGCAGACGTACAGCTTGTTCTACCAGCTTGCCAAGATCAGCTACACCCGTGGCGCACTCGTCCATGACGACCGTGCTGACGCGGTGGAAGCCTTGGTGCGGAAGTTCCAAGCCTCGTTGCGGATTGACCAAGACAAGGAAGTCGAGAAGCTGACCGCTAAGGCTGCGCTCGACAAGATCAACAGCTCCCTCAAGATGCTCGGTGCCAAGCCACTGGGCGGACCATCAACCTCAATGCTCCGTCGTCGGAGATAAGGAACCATCATGCGTATTGAAGACCTCGCCTCCCCCGGCATCCTGACCAACGGTATCCGCCTGCGCACTGAAGCTGCTCGCGCCATCAGTGCCGCTGAACTGGCCTCGGCCCGTGAAGGCTCGGGCAAGTCCAGCACGGCCACCCTGCTCGCCAACTTCTTCCAAGACTGTGTGGCGAAGCTGCCGGTGGCCCTGCGCGACAACGTGGTACCGACCATCACAGCCCGTACCGCACCGGCTGCTGACCCGAAGACCGTCACCCTGACCTTCTCCGAGGGCCTGCAAGACGATATCGTCCCAGCGTTCTCGGCGTTCACGTTCGCCCCGGCCAAGACGATCACGGGTATCAGCATCGCTGGTACCAAGGTGACGATCACCGTGACGGCCAACGTCGCCAACGGTGACACCATCGCCTACGCCCAGCCGGGCACCAACGGCCTGCGTGACGAAGCGCAGAACTTGGTTGCCTCGTCTGCCGCTACGGCCATCGTGGTGGCGTAATGCTCAAGCAGCGCGTTGCGGCGGCAGTCCTTGCACTGTCAGCCTCGGGCGCTGCTGGTATCGTTCTCCACGAGGGGATGGTGCCAGTAGTGTACCGGGACCCCGTGGGCATCCCCACTGTCTGCGCTGGGCACACGGCCACCGTGTCTCAGGCGGATGTGGGGAAGAAGTACACCCCCGAAATGTGCGCGGCCCTGCTCAAGCAGGACGCAGCCCTTGCCGAACGGGCCGTCAAGCGGTGTGTCACAGCACCGGTGACTCAGCGGCAGTACGACGCATTGGTGTCTTTCACGTTCAACGTGGGGGAGACTGCGTTTTGCGGCAGCACTCTCGTCAAGCTGCACAATCAGGGCCGTTGCCAAGACGCAGCGGCGCAATTTATGCGCTGGACATGGGCCGGTGGGCGGCAGTTGCCCGGTTTGGTGACCCGTCGCGGGTACGAAGCACAGGAGTACAGGTCAGCATGTCAGACAAAATCGACCTGACCGCTGCCTTTGGGCACTACAACGTGCGCTTTTGGGACGGCGATCTGCCCGAAGTTCCCTGCTCCTACGCTGATTTGCGTGGGACTGGGGCTGTCGGTGAGTTCTGGCCGGACAGTCGGCGCATCGTGGTCTGTTCCTCGCTAGACGAAGAGCAGGTCCTCGGTACGCTTGTCCACGAAATGATTCACCTGTACCAATCAACACGCGGCCTTGCCGTGAACCATGGAAGAGAGTTCAAAGCATGGAAATCCAGAGTCGAATCAAGCACTGGCTTGGCCATCTGACCCTCGCTGCCATCGTGGTTGCGCTGCTGTCTGCATGGAACAACGTGAACACCAAGGCCGTGGAGCAGGAGAAGGTCATCCAGACCCTGCTGCGGGCCAAGGCCGCTGACGAGAAGGCTGTCGCCACACGCGAGAAGCTGCGTACCAAACGGGCGGTCGAGGCCCCTGCCAAGGCGGCGGGCGCGGCGGCTGCTCTGGCCGCTGCCCCGGCGTGGGCGGACACGCCGATCCCGGATGAGGTGCAAGATGCGCTGTCGCCCTGAATTGGCTGCGGGCCTTTTGGCGGGTTTATTGATGGCATCCTGTGCGCAGGTATCCCCGCTGACTTCCGTGCCGCCTGCGGGCCTTCTAGGCCCCTGCACGGCCCCCTCCCGCTCGCTGAAAACGAACGCAGACCTCGTGCTGCACGTTCTCGACCTCCGCTCGGCGTTGCAATCCTGCGACGACGACAAGACCGCTCTACGTGAGTGGGCACGAACATTGAAAGACTGACATGCTCGTACTCGATCCCAACAACAAGCAGGTGTCCTTGCCTATTAAGGCAGACGGCGCGCTCATTGTAGAAGGCAGCACCACCCCGGTGCCTGCTGTGCCCAACCAAGTCGCTTTGCGTGTTGACGCAAACGGCAACCTCATCATTGCACCATGACCACTGTTATTGGACCTGACAACCGCGCCGCCGCCTTGCGCGTGGACGCATCCGGCAAGCTGCTGGTGAACAACAATGGCACGCTCTCCGCTTCCGCTGCGGAGGCGGTGCAGGCGATTGCCACCAGCGCAGTCGCTATCAAGTACGGGCTGCAAGGCCCCGTCTACGTGAACCGGTCGGATACCGATAAGTTCACGGTCAACGGTTCGGTCGCCGATTTCGCGCGCCCCACCATGTCATTCCAAGACCTGTTCTGGAATGAAGGCACGCTGCGCTTTCCGCTTACCGGCAAGTCCAACGTCGAGCTTGTCAACGTCGGTCAGGCACTGGTCCCGGTGCCTGGCGCATCGTCAGCTCCATATTGGACGGACCCCGGAGCGATCACGCTCAGTCGATCCGCTGATACGGTGACGGATCAGGTGTCTCCGCACATCGTGTGGAATGCCGACACCAAGACGTGGACATTCCGCTCGCCGCCCGGGTATGGCGCCGCTGCTGCTGGCAAGCGCCGCGCACAGATCTTCTTTGACAAAGTGCGCCCGCGCCGTCGCGTGGCATGGGACTTGAGTTTCCGCCTCCCGGCGGAGGATGACCTCCCATACTCGGCGAGCCCGGCGTACAAATACCCGATGCTGGTGTGGCAGTTCAAGGGCACCAACGACCCAATGATGGCCATGAGCGTCGAAT